TTCTGCAAGTTTTTGTTTATCAGACTTGAAGTAGAAATAGCATCAAGTTCTTCCTGCTGCAACTTCAAGGCAGGAGTAGGAAGATCAGGCTTAACCTTAGAGTCAGCAGCAGATTGTTTCAAAGCACTAATTGCCCTGCTATTCTGAAGCAGGGCTTCACGGTATCTAGCTGTATCTTCACCGCGCTGTTGAGCAATCTTCATTTCGTTTTCAATTTCCTTCTCACGAAGGCGTAGTTTTTCCAAACTTTCTTCATGCCTCCAAACAGCATCCCGGTTCATCTTGAGTTCTTCACGGGCATCTTTCCGTGACGCCAACAAAGCGCTATCTTCCTTCGCCTTCTGCTGCTGCGCCAACAACCCCAACTGCATCTTCATCCTCGGATCTTGCGTCCGTACCGCTGCCGCAGCAATCGACCGCCAGTCATTCGGGTCAATTCCACTAGCGACTTGCTCACGCATTTGCGCTTCCTGCTGCGCCGGATCGACCATGCCGAACATGCCGCCGACGTTGCGTGTAATCCCAGCAGCGCCTTGTCCAATACCAAACTTGGCTTGCTGAATATTATTCATCGCCGCAACTTTGGCAGCGTAGTCCATGTCCTGTTGCCGACGAGCCGCATCAACCTCGTATGGCATCGGGCCGAATAGCGAATTAACGATGTTTTCAGGCATGATTTATCCTAAGAAACTAAGTCCAAACGGATTGGCGCTATTTATCGTTCCTGTTTGCGGAAGACTTGCGTTAGGCCACGCATAGTTTTGCGTACCGTAATACGGATCAGCCGCCGCCGTAGTCGGTGCTGCCGTCCTGTTGCCTAACAGAGCCATCAGCATCTGATTCTGCTGCGCCGCCTGCGCTTGTTGTGCATTCTGCGCCTGCAACGAACTCAACGAGTTCCCTGCATTCATCAGCGCCGTACCCCACGGGCTATAAGATGCCGCCTGCCGCGTCTGCGCTGCTCCAAGCATCCCTTGCGCCAACAGGTTGCCTGCGGCAGCATTGCTGGTCATTTTTGACAGGTCAGCGCCCATCCGTTACTGGCTGTTGTGCAAGCCCTTCCAGATACTGAGCGCCACTCATTCCGGCCTTCCACGGTTCCGTCGACGCTGCTTGCGTACCATACATGCTACGCAGCATGTCGCCGCCACCACCGACCATGCCTGAACCAAACTTAGCGTAATCCATTCCGCCTTGAGTTGCGTTAGCTGCCAATTGCAGGTCTTGCATCTTCTGCGCGTTATACAACGCTTCCATTTCTGGATTAGCCGCGTTAAGACCCGTAGAAGTGCCACCAGTGGCTAAACCAAGCCGCCCTTGGCTCAGGAGTCGATTCTCAAGCGCAAGACGCTCACGCTCCCTATACGGGGCCAGGAGAGCCTGTTGCTCGGACAGATACTTTGCCGCCTGTGCTTGTGGGTCGGTGGCAAGGTACTGGTTACCGAGTGACATCATGCGACCAGCAGCATCAGACATCGGGGCGGTTGCAGCAAGCGAACCCGCATACTGCGGCAGCATGGAATTAGCGCCAGTAATGAGAGTATCGCGCTGCGATGCAATGTCAGGTTTCGCGGTGTAATCAACCCGCGTCACGTTTCCATTGGCGTCACGAATCCAGTTAGCGTCACCGAATCGAGTGCTTACGCCAACAGGTTTGAATTTAGCTGCTTCGGCGGCAATACGTGCTGCTTCGAGTTGCGCGTTTGCTGTGGTATTTGCCGCGTCTTGTGCGGCATTTCCGGAAAGGACTCCGCCAAGTGCGCTAAGTCCTCCAGCAAACAGCCCTGATAGCCCAGTTCCGCTTGTAGCATCAGATCCTGTGAGCATCTTCCACAACTTACCGGCAGCACTCAACGGGCTTGACGCAGCGGTTGAATACAGTCCAGACATGGTAGCCGCATCGTTATATGCGCCAAGTGCTGTATTAGCCTCTGCTTGCGTGATCTGCCCCGAAGAAACAAGGTTGTTCAGTTGTCCGGTGATGTCGCCAAACCAGTCGCTAGGGCTTGCGGCTGACGCGCTCTGAATCCATGAGTTAGCGAAGTCGTTTGGGCTGAACAGTGTTCCTGCTGTATCGGCAGCACCACCAAACCAATCACCCAAGTCGCCACCCAAGTCGCCCCAATCTTCCGGACTAGCGATACTAGGATCAAAGTTAGTCCAATCTCCAAACAAGTCGCCCCAACCCATACCGCCTCCCGCTGCTCCAGCGCCAAAGTCAGCTATAGCGCCTGCCGTTCCTTCACCAAAAAAATCGGCAGCGCCGCCAAGTGCATCGCCTGCGCCACCAAACAAACTGCCCCACCCACCGTTTGCGCCGACCATCCCGCTGATCGCGCTAAGTGGATTTCCAGATGCAATCCCTGCCAATGCGCCCAATGCAGGGATTCCAAATGCCATTCCAGCCAAGCCAAGAGCAGGTTTCAAAATTCCACCGAGTCCCGCTTTCTCAGCTTCCATCAGCTTGTTTCCGGTCATGATGTCATAGCCAACATCATTCACGTTTGCCAACGGAACAAACACGGTTCCATCGTTGTTTGGAACAACCTTGCCCTTCATCGAATCCAGATATTGCCTAGCCAGAAACGTGCTGTGCTGTGTTCCGCCTGATTTGTCTGACCCTGCCTGTGCATTCGGGTTCTTGTAGCCTGCGGCCCCTTGTTCCAGAGGGGTAACGTCGAAGTTGTATCCTGTAAGGTTCCCCTGGTTGTCAAATACGGGGGTGCTGTTCCCGACAAGAGCGTTTTCGCCTTTTGCGGTGTATTTGCCGGAATAATTGCCATCAGCAGCGTCGACAAAAAGACGCCCCCTTGTATGGTCCATCGGCTCAAATGCCGTCCCTGAAAAATTTTTATCAGGGTCAATCATTTGCCGCAAGGCAAAGTCATACTGAAGCGGCGAGATGCCATAACCCACCTTGTCATCAACGGTCAGATGCCCCGTTTTCATCAAGGTGTCCCACAAGTCTTCGTTTGACCCAAACTTGTCCGTCTGGTAATTGGCAATGGAATCCCCTTCATCAAACATCGGGTTCCCCGTAAGCCAATGCTTGGGAATGTTCATCAGTTTTGTCGGTTCGCTTACGGCCCCATGAGAGTAATACTCAGGTTGTGCCGCGTAAGGAACTGGAATGCCATAAGGAACGGGTTTATCTTCGGTTCCATAGGTATATCCGGCAGGAGTCGCAGACCCTAAATAAGCCCCTGTGTTATAGGCAAGGTTGGCTATTGCATCTTGCGCGTTAAAAAACGCCTTCCCTTTTGACGTATTAGATACCGGATCGAATATCCCATAGCTGATCGGGTCAAGGTATTGCGCCTGATACCCGTTTGGCAAAAGTGACGAGTATTTGGATAGATCAACCTTGCTGAAGAACGGGAGTTCAGTCGCCCCCTGCGGAAGATAAGTTTTAGCGAGGTTTGCGTCCATCAGAGTACAACTTCCATTTCAGTTTTCTTCGGCCTGCCGCGCTTGGCGACAGGCTTCGGATCAGCCTCAGTTACTTCTGCTTTGGCATCTTGATCGGTTTGCGCTTTGGCATTTTCGGGGCTGGACACTTCATGATTTTCTCCTTGATGAAGGTCGAGTCTGATGTAGCCTTCATGGTCTTTCATGCGATCAATGTCGTCCTCTTGGAAGATTTCGACTGTATTACCGCTGCGAAGACATTTGAAAAGCGCCACCAGACTCTCCTTGTTAAAAACCCCGCCGTAGCGGGGTGGTTATTACCAGGCCGGACGGCCAATCAACATCTTGAACCCGCCGTTGTTCAGCGTATCTGCATCGTAGGCGTCCGTAGTCTGATCGACGTTGGCGATGATCAGTTTGACTTCGTTAGCCGCCGAAACGAACGGGTGCGCGATAACGTGAGCATTGGCATCCGCTTGCGACTTTCCAAACGAGAAACCAACAACCATGTCACCAAGCGCAACGCCAGGAACCGTGAGGGTGATGATGATGGAAACGTCATCAGCAATAGCGTCTTGGTCGGTTACGGTGCCGGTGACCAGCCACATTTCGCTGAACGCGCCTTGGAACTGAACCGTGCCTTGCTCGACTCGGCTTACTGCCATTGTATCTGCCATGATTTTCTCCTAAGTGTGTGTGGTGAATCGGGGGCCGAAGCCCCCGTACTCAGGTTAATCAGGCCGGGACAACAAACGCAAGGCCGGCGTAGTCGCGCAGTTCTTTCACGCCATACACCGTGTCCGAGGTCACGAGGGTGCCGAGGTACTCCTGCTTGTACTGCGCTTGGGTGCGAATCGACATCTGTTCGGCAAGAGCCATCGCATCCTTGTGCAGCATGAGGCAGGCACGGTACTTGGTGTCGCTCGGGGTCGAAGCCGACCAGTTCACCGTCAGCGCGAAGGCATCAGCGTAAGCCGTGCCGGTCGGAGCCGTCGAGGAGAACGTAACCGACTGGGTGCCGGTGACACTGTTGACGTGGATCCACGGACAGTTGGAGGATTGGAAAACCTCGACACCGTACAGGTTGCCAAGACGACCCGTGGTGATCGCGCTGCCGTTGCCGACAAACGCCTGCTCGGTAAAGCGCGAAATGCCGCGCAGGACGCGGGCCTCGACGGGCGGGATCACGAACGACAGTTCGGCGCTGTTGACATCGCTGTCTTCCAGAGTCTGAATGCCGCGACGGATGCCTGCGTCGGTCAGGGCCGTACCGTTGCCGGTGTTGGTGTTAGCCGCACCGCTGAAGTTGGTGGAGCCGTCGCCGCCGATCACGCCCTTTTCGTACAGGTTGGTCGCACCGGAGATCGAACCGGCTTGGAAGCCAGCGCCCAGCAGGTGCAGATCCTGATCAACTTGTTTCGCCAGCGCGTAGCCGCCGTCGTCGGTGTAGAACTGGCGCATCGACGCCAGCGCCTGCATCTCGGCGATGTCTTCGTACAGTTTGCTGTACTCGTAGTGCTTGTTGATCACGACCTGGATTACGCCAGCCGTGTCGGCGATCAGCGTGACTTGCGAGGACGCTGCCTTGGCCGATGCCGAGCCGCGAGCCGGAACGGGAATGTTCAGGGTGTCGCCCTTCTTGCCCTTGAAGTTGATCTTGGTAACGAGGTTGCCAAGAACGATTTTCTGCTTGTAAGCCGCGACGACTTCATCAGACCACTGTTCGCCGATGAAGTTATTCGAGGTAGTTACGGTGCTGTGGTTAGTTCCGAGTCCCATGATGGGTTCCTTTCAGATTAAATTTTGGTCACTTCACGCGGCCCTCACGGTAAGCTGCGTCGATTTCATCCTGCATCGAAGCAAACTTGCGCGGGTCGCGCAGTCTAAGGTTAATCAGATCAGCCCTTCGGAAGATTTTCCGTGTCGCCTCGCCCGTGCCACCTGTCTGAACCGATGCCGCACTCAACGCTTCCTTCCTTGCTGCCTTCTCAGTTTCAGAGACTGCCGCCTGCGTTTCCTGCTGCTTGACGGCTTTCACCGCCTTCAGTTCCTTGTAGGTGCTAAACAACTCGTCAGCCGCAGCAACGTCAAAATTCACCGCGCTTTGCCAAAGTTTGGTGCGGATCTGAGATTTCTGAATCCACTCGCCAAACTCCTTTTCCTGAAGCACCTGACCAAAATCAGGATGACGCTTCTCAAATTCGGCTTTCGCTTGCGCCTGTTTTGCCTGCAAGGCATACTGCTTCGCTTGCTGCAACTCAGGATTCGACTCGACTGCACGACGGATTGCCTCTTGCGGGTTCTCGAAAAAATCCACTTCTTTCGGCTGCTCCGCTTGTTTCTGTGGCATGAGTTGCGATTTGATTAGCTCATCAGCCAGCCTTCGAACCTCGCCAAGTTCATTGGAGTATCTCCCCATTGATTTGTTGGCATGTTCCAGTTCATCAACAAGCTGTTTCATGGACTTCCCGCGATACCGCTCGGGAATTTCGTCCTGCTTGGATTGTTCCGGAGATTCGCTACTTGCCGCGCTCTGTGCCTTGGCGTCCTGATCGGCTACAGCATCAATCTCGCTGATTTCAGACCCTTGATCGGTGTCCAAATCCTGTACTTCTGCCATTTTGGCCCTCCCGCCCTAGATCGGGCTAAGATTGCTTGAGTTTATATACCAACGACAATCAATAGTCAAGCACTATCGGTTATCGTAGCCCAAAGCCTGCTCAATTTCAAGCATTCCCTCGGCTATCCAAATTTCGTCAATCTCTTTCGTCCAAAACTCACGCCAATCGCTCGATTTGCCTGTCCATGTGGCAGTTCCACCAGGAATATCCTTGTACCTTTCATTAGGAAGGCGCGGTTTCCCAAGATAGTCTGCCAGCCCATGCATGACTTCCGGCCCTTTGAGCATATCTTCATACTTAAAGCAATACGCACTTGTTCCTAGCCACTTCATGTAGGACTGGTACATCGCAGGCATGGACGAGTTGTAGTAGCCGAAGAACTGCTCGATCAGTTTCTCGTTGGTGATCGTGTCTTCCCATCCTCGCATCTGAGCATTCTGATAGCGTTGGGCGCTGATCAGGACATTGCGCGGGTTGCGATAAACGTAAGCAACCTTGTGTTTCTTTGCAAGCAAGTAGTTGGCGGTGTGCATGTGCGGCGACGGATTCGCTCCGAGCATCTTGCAGACCTTCTCGGTCATGTTGGTGCCTGATTTTGGAATTCCAACCGCTAGGACTTCGTACTTGCTGTAGTCGAACAATTCATTCCCTCCAAGATTTGCGCGACATAACTGCCCGATTCTGC